TCTTTTCGTCTACCGTTTTGTTCGCCACCATGACGTAACACCACACATCGTGCCGCTGGCCGCTGCGGTGCAGGCGCCCAATGGTCTGTTCGTACAGTTCCAGCGACCAGGGCAGCGACAAGAAGATTATTTTGCTGCCGCCATGCTGCAGGTTCAGGCCGTGGCCTGCTGACTTAGGGTGCGCCAGCAGCAGCTCAACCTTGCCTGCGTTCCAGCGTTCGATGGCGTCTGGTTCGTCCAGCGTTACGGCGCGGGGATACCGCCGCTTGAGTTCGGCCAGCTCCTCCCGGTAGGTGTAGGCAATGATGGTGTTGGCGTGTTGGTTTTCGGCCAGTAGGTCGTCCAGGGCGTCAAACTTGGAAGTGTCAAACCAGACGGTCGAGTCGCCGTACACGAACCCGGACGCCATCTGTTGCAGCTTGGCCGTGACTACGCCAGCGTTGACGGCCACCGCCTGGGCGTCGGGGAACTGCGCCACAAACTCCTTTTTCATCTGGTCGTAAGGTTTGCGGTCAACAAGGTCAAACCGCACCGGCACAGTGTGCAACTCAGGCAGCTTGTCCTTGTACTCGCCCGGCTCCAGCACGAACGTGGCTGGCTTGATACGCTCCATGACCTTCTCAAGCGCGCCGGGGCGCGGCTCCCATTGGTTGAACTCTTTGTTGACCAGGTAGAAGTACTGCTGCTGGAACGCGCCCTTGGCCCGGCCCAGCAGCGACTGATCGACAATCTTGCACTGGCCGAACACGTCCTCCAGGCCGTTGCTGGTGAACGAACCTGTCAGACCCCACCGTACTTGGCAGGTCAGCATCTTGTTGAGCGCCTTGAACCTGGCGCCGCTAGGGTTCTTGAGCCGGGTCAGTTCGTCAAATACGATTCCGTCAAAGCTCAGAGAAGGCAGGGACTGCAAATTGTCGTAGTTGGTCACTACCACATCACAGTCAGATTTAAACGCAGCCTCGCGCTGTTTAGGCGTCCCTACGGCCACACTAATACGCAGCCCCGGCGCCCACAGCCGGGCCTCGGTCGGCCAGACGCTGACGGCCACCCGTTTGGGGGCCAGCACAAGGAACCGGCTGACATGACCCGCGCTCAGCATGGCCTGCATGGCCGTCAATGTGATGGCGGTCTTGCCTGCGCCAACCGGCGCCAGTATCATGGCGCGGTCGTTGGCGAACAGGAAGTCAGCCGCCTCATTTTGGTATGGCCTAAGCGATAGCGTCATTGCAATCCCCTACAACGGTGTAGTAAGTCTTGGGCGCTTTGGGGTACTGCGCTATCAATGGGTAAGCTAATTTTGAAGCCATGTGCTTGCGCTGATGCTTGTTTCCGTTGAAGTAAAAATACCGATGCTTGGGCGATGGGTTTATCGTCTGCACGTTGTTTTCTTTGGCCCACACAGATGGATTGGTCACGCCAAATTGATCGCGGATAGACATGGGGTGTAACGCCATGCCGTTGACCATGTACAGCTTGTCATGCGATGTTGTTGCGCCCGTGTACAGCCAATTGGACGCCTGATAGACGATGCCGACATGCCCCAGCGCGCTATCCGCGTAACTGATCACGGCTGACGGCTGTTCGTTCAACAGCTTTAACGAGTCGGCTATCAGCATAGACGCACAATTTTTATTGCCGCCGTCTATGACCAAGCGCGTCAATTCGTACAGCCGAAAATCACGATCTTTGAAAGCGTGTTTTTGGATTGGTGCAGATGGTTGTCCATAGCAAACAACGCCCATCAGTTTTCCATCCTCATACAGTCCAAACGCCTCCCAAAAAACACCCAAAGTTTTTCGGTAATGCATGGATTCCACGACAGCTTTCGCTGTCTGCTTGTCAATTCGTTTTGTCGAGTAAGAAGCCATCAATCTGTTCCTTGTTCCACAGGCAAACGTAGTTCTGTTTCATGCGTGCCATTTCCGACATAAAAACCTTCTGCAAGGGCGATAGCCTACCGCCCTCAGTCTTGACCTCAACAAACCATGTCTGGCCGTCTGGCAGGCAAACGATACGGTCAGCCACCCCACGATGCGCGGGGCTGGTGAATTTGTAGGCTATGCCGCCGAGTGCTTTGACGCGCTTGACAAGGTAGGTTTCGATGTGTTTTTCCATGTATTGAACTTTATCACAGAAAAAAAGTTTTGCACAAAATTATTTTTGTGCTACTATTCGTTCACCCAATCCGGGTAACAACGAAAGTAAAGTCAATGAAGATCGAATTTACCCGCGCCGAAATCGAGCGCATCATCCTGCTCCACGCCAATTCCCTCATCGAAGGCTACGGGTTCAACGAGATTGAAACTCGGTATAGCAATATCCCTTCAGCTATCACCGTCCAGAAGAAAGAAGAAGATGCAGCACAGTAAGATTGTTGGCGGTTCGACCGCCAAGCGCGTGATAGCCTGCCCCGGCAGCGTGGCCTTAGTGGCGCAGATGCCGCCGCAGGTGGAGAACAAGTACATGACCGAGGGTACGGCCCTGCACTCAGCCATCGACTACCTGGTCAACGACGGTGACGCCAGCCCCTACAGCCTGCTCGACAAGAACTTCAACGGTGTGGCGCTGAGCGAAGACCACTGCGAGAAGCTGAAAGTCGCACTGGCGCTGCTGAACGAAGTTGACCCTGCGGAGGAGATGAACTTCGCCACAGAGACGCGCGTCGGCTTTGGTGACCTGCTGCCGGGCGTGTTCGGCTCGACCGACCTGATTGGCCGCATAGGCAACCGGGCCGTCGTGCTGGATTGGAAGTTTGGCGACGGTGTGATCGTGGACGCCGAGGAGAACGCGCAGCTCATGTTCTACGCTGCTGCCGCCATGCGGACGCAAGAGTCGGCATGGGCCTTTGACGGTGCAACCGAGGTGGAGTGCGTCATCATCCAGCCGCCTATGGTGCGGCGTTGGGTGACCACACCCGAGCGCATCAGGCAGTTCGAGCGTGAGCTGGTGCAGGCCGTCAAGCAGTCGGCCCTGCCTGACGCGCAGCTAATGGTGGGCGACCACTGCCGGTTCTGCCCGGCCAAGCCCATCTGCCCAAATATGACCGGCGCCGTTGACCGGGCTATCGCCGTCAAGATAGATAACCTGGACAAGAACATGATCAGTTCTTACCTCAAGAACGCCGACCTACTGGAGACTTGGATATCCAGCCTGCGCGAGCTGGCGCTCTCCATGATGGAGTCGGGTGCTAAACTGCCAGATTACAAACTGGTCGCCAAACGTGCGATCAGACAGTGGACCGACGAGGACAAGGCCAAGGTCGCCCTGTTCGCGTTGGGCCTTGAAGAATCTGAAGTGATGGAGACATCCATCATGTCGCCAGCGAAGGTTGAGAAGGTGCTGAAAAAGCGCAAGCTCGCCCTGCCTGTCGATGTGGTCGTCGCCGTCAGTTCGGGTAACACCTTGGCAAGCGAGGATGACCCTCGCCCCGAGGTGCTTTTGCTGGGCAAACAACTTGCCCGTCTCTCTAAACTAGTCTAAAGGAAAATCGTGAGTAATATTTCAGTGTTCTCAAAAGCTGGTTTGCCAGCTATCAGTACCTTATCCTCCGCTCTTAAAAGCATGGCCGTTTCGGCGGCTGGCCCATCTGGTGTTGTCATCCTCAAGATGGACAAGACCGGCCATTGGGTGTTTGGTGCCGACCAGACCGAGGTCGAGGATGACTCGACTTGGGCCGTCAACCCTTTCTCCTTTGTCCACGGCTTCATTGCCTGGGGCGACGGTGAGGTGTTGGGCGAGAAGATGGTAGCGGTCAGCCAGCCGCTGCCAGAGATCGAAGATGCGCCGCCATCAGCCAAGCGTGGCTGGGAGCAGCAGATTGGCATGAGCCTGAAGTGCGTGTCGGGCGACGATAAGGGTATGGAAGTGCGCTACACCACCACCTCGGTGGGCGGTAAGCGTGGCGTCCAGGCTATCGCCGCTGCGCTGGCCGAGCAGGTTGATGTCGATCAGACTAAGCCAGTTGCTGTCGTGAAGTTGAAGAAGGATCACTACCAGCACAAGTCCTACGGCAAGATTTACACCCCGGTGTTTGAGATTGTCGAGTGGATAAGTATGGAGGGTGAACCCGAGGTGGAGGCGCCTGCTGGCCGTCGCCGTCGCGTAGCAGCTTAGTTTTTGAAGCCCCGTGACAGGGGGCTTTGAAAAATGATCTGGCTCGACTTTGAAACACGCTCTGCCTGCGACCTAAAAAGTCGCGGCGTCTACAACTACGCGCAAGACCTCACGACCGAGGTGCTGTGTATGTCCTACGCCGTCGATGACGGCGAGGTGCTGACCTGGCTCCCCGGCCAGCCACTGCCCGACCTGACCGGCCACCGCATCATGGCGCACAACGCTGCCTTTGAGCGGCTGATCTGCTGGTACGTCTTGCAGGTCAACATCCCGCTAGAGCAGTTTTACTGCACCGCAGCACAGGCCCGTGCCAACTGTGCGCCAGGGTCGCTGGAGGACGTGGGCCGGTTCATGGGTGCGTCCATGAAGAAGGACCACCGGGGCGCCGCCCTCATCCGCAAGATGTGTGTGCCGCCTTACCAAGAGTCGGCTGAGCTGACCGCCGAGATGGTGGCCTATTGTGAGCAGGATGTCCGGGCCATGAGGGCCATCAGTCAGGCCATGCGCCCACTGTCCGAGGAGGAGCTACTGGACTACCATGTCAACGAGCGCATCAACGACCGTGGCGTCCTGGTCGATGTGCCGCTCTGCCGTGCAGCCGTGTCCTACGCCGCCACAGAGGCCGCTGAGATCGCTGAGATTGTCAAGGAGGTGTCAGAGGGTGAGCTGACCTCGGTACGCTCACCTAAGATGCGCCAGTGGGTCTGGGACAGAGTTGGCCCCGAGGCCCGTGCGCTGATGCAGAAGGACGACAAGGTCAGCATCGACAAGACCGTCCGCGCCAACCTTCTTAACTGTGATGGAGTACCCCCCGATGTCCAAGAAATCATCCAGTGCGCCGACGACCTCTGGGCGTCGTCGGTCGCCAAGTTCGCCCGACTCGCGCAGCTTGCAGATGAGGAGGACAGTCGAGTTAGGGGTGCTTTTGTTTTCGCTGGAGGCTCAGCTACTGGCCGCGCATCTAGCTATGGGGCGCAGGTCCATAACTTCACCCGCAAGTGCGCCAAAGCACCCGAGGATGTCCGGGCTGCAATGTGCCGGGGCCACAGCATCGTCCCCAAGTTCGGCCAGCGAGTTACCGATGTCCTCCGGGGGATGCTACGGCCTGCACTGATACCAGCCAAGGGTAAACACCTAGTTGTTGCCGACTGGTCATCCATCGAAGCTAGGGTAAACCCTTGGTTGTCTGGGACGGGCCAGGCCAAGTTGGACATTTTCGAGTCGGGCCTAGACCCCTACATCGTCAACGCCGCCGGTACTTTCCAGCGTACCTACGACGACATCAAGGCCGACTACGACCGAGACGGCGAGTCCGCCCAGCGTCAGATTGGCAAGGTGCAGGAGCTGGCCTGCGGGTTCGCAGGTGGCGTGGGCGCCTTCGCGTCGATGGCGCGCATCTACAGTGTGCGCCTGTCCGAGGCCGACTCCAAGCGCATGGTGGACGCCTGGCGCCGCAACAATCAGTGGGCCGTCGGCTTCTGGCAGCAGCTCGAGCAGCAGTACACCAGGGCCATGCGAAATAAAAATAATGAGTTTGCTGCCGGGCGGGTTACCTACCTGTTCGACGGTCTGCATCTCTGGTACGCTCTACCTTCAGGCCGGGTGCTTTGCTACCCGTTTGCCCGGCTGGAGGACGACGGCATCAGCTATGCCAAGGCATCATGGAAGCCTGCCCAGGACGCTAAAGAATGGCCGCGCGCCCGACTTTGGAAGGGCTTGGCCTGCGAGAATGTGACGCAGGCCGTTGCCAATGACCTCCTCCGGTTTGCCCTGCGACAGCTCGATGGTGTAGTTCTGCACGTCCATGACGAGATCGTCGTCGAGGGCGGTTCAGAGGAGGAAGTGCGTAGGGTGATGACTACGCCGCCAGCTTGGGCCACCGGCCTGCCGCTGGCCGCTGGGATCAAGACGATGCCGCGTTACGGCAAATAAAAACGCCGCCCGGTCAGGGGCGGCGCAAAGGATGGCAATGCAATTCTTAGATTTTATCACCAGTCTGGCGCCCGAGGGCGAGACGATGCTTTTTGTGCAGCAAAAACCACAGTTACGGGGCGGTGAGCGCCAGTACCACGCCGATGGAGCCGTCAAGGCCACCTGGCCCTCCTACCTGCCGTCGCACGGTGTCCGTAAGGGCCAGGCTTGGTATGGCAACACCGCCTCCTTCATCTGCGACCGCTTTGTCGAGGGCCGGGTGTCTGCAGCGTCAGCTAATTGCGAGTACGTGGCCGTGATGGTGCTGGATGATATCGGCACCAAGTCCAAGACCCCGCCGCTGCCGCCGACCTGGATCATGGAGACATCGCCCGATAACTACCAGTACGGCTACGTCTTCAGCGAACAGCCGCCCAAGGGCGCCTTCGCCGCCGCTATCAAGGCCATCGCCGCTGCTGGCTACACCGACCCCGGCGCCTGTAACCCCGTCCGCAACTTCCGACTGCCTGGCTCTGTCAACCTCAAGCCTGACAAGGCCGAGTTCGCGTCTGCCCTGGTTGAGTTCCACCCCGAGCGCGAGTTCGTACTCGCCGACATCTGCGCCGCCCTGGACGTGACGCCCGGCCCTGCCGAGTCTGGTGGCCCCCGCCCGATTCGAATCAGTGACGATGGCGACGATGATGTGCTGGCTTGGCTCTCCGGTCAGGGTCTGCTGCTCTCCCGCGCTAACGCCGAGGGTTGGGCCGGTGTGGTCTGCCCCAACAGTGCCGAGCATACCGACGGCAACCCAGAGGGCCGCTACATGCCCCTGAACCGGGCGTTCTGCTGTATGCACAGTCACTGCGTCGATCTGGACAGCAACACCTTTATGCAGTGGGTGGCCGACAACGGTGGCCCCCGCCACTCGCCCGGCCTGCGTGATGACCTGATGGCCGCGCACCTAGAGTTGGCCCTCGCCAAGCTCAAGCCTAGCCCGGCGTACCCGGACGTGGCGGCTGCGGTTATCGCCGAGGTCGCGCGCCAGGAGCTGGGCCGGGTCGAGAAGTCAGGCTGGTATGAGCGGTTCGCATACTTGCAGGACGATGAGGCTTTTTTCGATATGGTGGACCGCCGCGAGCTGTCGCGCGCGACCTTTAACGCCCTGTTTCGCCACATCAAGTGCGTCTCCATTCACGCCACCGGCAAGTCCGCCCGTCGGGTCGAGGCGTCGGTCTGCTTCGATGAGAACCGCCAGGCCGCTGGTGCCAAGTCACTGGTCGGTATCACCTACTCGGCGGGTGAGTCGGTCCTAGTCGATAAGGACGGCCAGGTTTACGGCAACCGCTGGCGCGACGCGCGTCCCACACCTGTGGCCTGCGACATCAGCATCTGGCTGCGCCACCTCTCGCGCATGGTCCCGATAGACTTCGAGCGCGAGCATCTCCTGAACGTGCTGGCTCACAAGGTCCAGTATCCCGGCCACAAGATCAACCACGCCGTTCTGCTGGGCGGCAAGCCCGGCTCCGGTAAGGACACGCTGCTGGCGCCCTTCTTCTGGGCCATCGGAGGCCCGGCCAAGGTCAACTGCTCGATGGTCAAAAATGAAGACCTGACTTCACAGTGGGGCTACGGGCTGGAGTGCGAAGTGATGGAGATCGCCGAGCTACGCCAGAGTGAGGCCAAGGACCGCCGGGCGCTGGAGAATCACCTTAAGCCCGTCATCGCCGCCCCGCCCGAGTATCTCCCCATCAATCGTAAAGGTCTGCACCCGTATATGGCCCTTAACCGGGTGCTGGTCGTCGCCTTCTCTAACGAGCGAGTTTCCATCAGTCTCCCCTCTGATGATAGGCGCTGGTTCGTACTGTGGGCCGAGGCCGGGCGCCTCCCGGAGGCTGAGGCCGTGGGCCTGTGGAATTGGTACATACATCGTAACGGCTTTGCAGGCGTGGCCGCTTGGCTGATGGCCCGTGACGTGTCCGCCTTCAACCCGTCCGCCCCGCCACCCATGACCGAGGCCAAGGCCATAATGATCGAGGCGGGCATGAGTACCGCCGAGTCCGTACTGACTGAGATGCTGCGCGAGCGCCGGGGGCCGTTCGCTGCTGGCGTGATCGGCTCGCCGTTTCACGTCATTTGCGACCGGGTCCAGGGGTCTGGCGCCGCGCCGCCCGGCGTCAAGATTGTGCAGGCCGCGCTATTCCATGCCCTGCGCGAGGCCGGGTGGACCGACATGGGCCGTCTGACGTCCAGAGAGTACCCATCTAAAAAGCACATTTTCGTAGCGCCCGACGTGGCCGGGCTTTCTAAGTCCGACATGCGCCGGGCCGTGGCGTAGAAAAAGGCCTATAGGTTGAAGAGTATCGCCACCAGGGCGGCCAGTAGCGCCGCCACTAAGAGCATTCCATGCTGTCCTCGCCCTCGGGTACGCTCACCCGGTCGCTAAGACCCTCATAAAAACCGACTAGGTTAGCGTCGCCGTAAGGCCCACCGCCGGTCTTAAAGTTGCGCCGGGTACTGTTAAGGGCGTAGTACTGCCCGACATAGGCCGCAGTGCTTAGCGTGGCGCCGTCCGCCGGGTACAGGCGCCGCTCCGCCCCCTTTGATTTAACGGGCTTGTGCTTACCCGTGAGTTTCAGAATGTCGGACATAAACGTGTGCCGGTCATCACGCACTGTGTACCGTGCGCGGTCTAGGATTATGGTTTTCATGCTTCCTCCACCGAAAAATATTGAGCGATAACATCGGCGTCGATGCGGGAAAATTCGCACCATTCCAGGGCTTCGGCTGCTGTCATAGCCTCAATGCCAGAGCCGCCGGACATACCATTACTGCCACAGGGTTGCGACCACCGGCTGTACGGTCCACCCTCGCCCTGCACGAAAAACGCGCCCTTAGGGGTGCGATACAGGTCGGTATCTTCGTACCGAAAGTCGCCCGGCCCACATTCGGACGAGGAGTTACCGATGCGCGTAGCGGTTTCGGTATTGTAAATTTTGCCGTTAATAATGCGTTTCATACTGTACTCCAGGTTATTGGCATGAGTGCCCATGAGCGGTCGAGCGGCCGCTCATAGTCCATCACGGCATGAGCACGTCAAAATAGGCCAGCATGGCGGCCAGTAGGCCGGCCAGCATGGCAGCGCCGAGGATTGCTTGCGTGAGGGTCCAGAAAAAGGCTTTCATTTGTCGCTCCCATTGTCCAGATACCGGGCCGCAGCGTCGGCCACGGGTACGCCAGTGAAATAAAAGTGTATGGCCGTCGGCCAGTCAATTCGGCCAGATTTTGACGGGTCAAGCGCGATAACAGCGTCGTTAAATTCGGCCAGATAACGGGCCTGGCGCTGTGCTTTTGTTTGGTGTTTCATAATGTTAGTCCTTAGGTTATAGCGTGCCGAATGCGCGCCCGTGAGCGGCCATTGTGGCCGCTCACAGTCGGGCGTTAAGCTGTAGCCAGCATAATCACACGGCGCGCATGACCGGCGGCATGGTCCGCTATCACGATATCGCGCGCCTTAATTGACGTACCGGCGCATAGTGTGCATTTGGCACACGTTGATTTTCTACCGGCTTCGGCACTAGCTGGGCACGATGCTTCTCCGGGTTGAACGTCAATGCCCTGCGAGACGCGAAAAACCCTCATGCCAAGTAGGTTAGCTTTCGCGGCCTGATCGATGGTATCGGCGGACGCCATTACAAGCGGCGCCCATGCGTCAACGTCAAAATCTGGCCGGTCCCATTGGTGCGTATAACCGCGCCGGCCTAGTGCGTACCGGGTAATCTGGTTCCACATCTGCACTGGCGCGGCCGCAGGGTCCCCATAGGTGCCGATTCTGACAATTTTGCCTTCCAATGCTTTGGCAATAGTGGCCGGGTCCGCTTTGACGTATCGGCCACGCCGGTATGCGTTATAGACCGATAGCACCGATTTTGCTACCTGTACGTAGCATGGCGCGGCGCCGGTCTGTCTGGCTAGGATCGGGCGATGCTCGCAGCTACCGCATACGCTCGCATCATCGCCGGTCTGCAATGCTTTGACCGGGTCAATATCGGACCGGAGGATGAATGATTGAACAATGGCGCCGGTCTTCGCATTTTTGCTACCGTCAATTTTATTGACGATGACGACGATCGGCGCGCCGTCGATGGCCGATGGACCCTCATATGCGATGTAACCTAGGATTTTCATGGTGTGTACTTTAGTGAATGCCGACATTGGCATAGTGGCAGTGTAACAGATTTTATAGCGGTGTAATAGGTGTTTACCCGGGTTTGTAGTCAATGGTAGTCATTTTGTAGTCAATGCTTTTTGACGTGATTGACTACAGCGCACCAGAGGGGAAAAGCCTATTTGTAGTCAATGTAGTCATTGTTTCTGTTTAACTCTTATATGAGATGTATATGTATAGGTTAGACCGGGCGACAGCGCGCAAACGTGAGCTTTAGCGAAATAGATGACTACATTGACTACAATGACTACCGCGCCAATGAAAAGCTGTAGTCAATCAGGCAAAAGACTACAGCCTACAGATTGACTACAGCATTGACTACAAAGGACCATCATGGCAGGCACGAAAAAGAAACGATCAGACTTGGAGCTGCTCGATGCGATAGACCCTGAATTGATCACAGGCATGCTAGAGCATGGCAAGAGCATCGCCGATATCTGCCTGGCGCTAGGCATCAGCAAGCGTGCCTTGGACATCTGGGTGCGTCAGACAGGATTCCAAGACGATATACTACGTGCGCGCGTGCGTGCCGCCGACATGATGGCTTGCGAGACATTAGAAATTGCTGATTCGATATCGGATGACAATCCATCTCGGCCACTGCACCGCATCCGAACGCGCCAATGGCTAGCTGAGCGATGGGATCCAAAGCTCTACGGCACTAAGCAAACCGAAGTGAGCATCAATATAGGTAGCTTGCGGCTCGATGCTTTACGGCAAATCGAAGTTAGCACTAACATCGAGGCTGACACTGTATAGACGTACAGCCCCCCCCTTGACAAAAAGCTGGGGGGTGTAAACTGCAGCACCAAACACCTAGCAAACCACCTAGCAAACCACCCACAAACCACCCACAAACCACCCACAAACTGCCCACATTGACCACAAAAAATTTAAAAAATGAGTGAAAACCCATTTGTTGCTTTTACGCAACTCTACCGAAACAACCCTGTGCTGTTTGTGAAAGAGGTGTTGGGCGTTAAACCCGACCCCTGGCAAGAGGAATTCTTGGGCCACATCGCAGCCAACAACAGGCGCATCAGCGTTAGGTCCGGGCATGGCGTAGGCAAGAGTACGGCAGCGTCCTGGGCCATCATCTGGTATCTGCTGCTGCGCTTCCCGGTGAAGATTGTGGTGACAGCGCCTACCTCAAGCCAGCTATACGATGCGCTGTTTGCGGAACTGAAGCGGTGGGTGAAACAACTTCCCGCGCCGTTACAAGAGCAACTGGAGGTGAAGCAGGACCGCATCGAAGTTAAGGAGGCACCGACAGAGGCGTTCATCAGCGCCAGGACATCACGCGCAGAGCAGCCCGAGGCGCTGCAAGGCGTCCACTCCGACAATGTGATGCTGGTGGCTGACGAGGCCAGCGGTATACCCGAGCAGGTGTTCGAGGCGGCGGCAGGCAGTATGTCGGGCCACAAGGCCGTGACGCTACTCTTAGGCAACCCGGTACGCAGCAGCGGATTCTTCTTTGATACGCACAACCGCCTGAAGGATGACTGGGTGACGATGAAGGTGAGCTGCGCCGACAGCCCCAGGGTGTCAGACGCCTATATGGACGAGATGAAGTCTAGGTACGGCGAGGAGAGCAACGCCTACCGCATCCGGGTGCTGGGCGACTTCCCGAGGAGCGACGACGATACCGTGATACCTATGGAGCTGCTGGAGGCGGCAGTTAGCCGGGACGTGGCGATGAGCCCGGTTGCTAAAATTGTGTGGGGGCTGGACGTTGCGCGGTTCGGGTCAGACAGGAGCGCACTGTGCAAGCGGCAGGGGAATGTTGTTACCGAAATCAAAACGTGGAAGAACCTGGACCTGATGCAACTGACTGGTGCGGTGATGGCTGAGTACCAGGCGCTACCACCGGACCAGCGTCCGCATGAGATTATGGTAGATAGTATTGGGTTGGGGGCTGGTGTGGTGGACAGGCTGCGTGAGCTGAAGTTGCCAGCCATTGGCATTAACGTGGCAGAATCCCCGGCATTGGGGAGTACGTACAGGAACCTGAAGGCTGAACTGTGGCACAAGGCCAAGGCATGGCTGGAGAAGCGTGACTGCGTTATTCCCAAGGATGAGAGTCTGATTGCTGAACTGGCGACAGTGAGATACTTTTTTACCAGTGGGGGTAAAATTCAGATTGAGGGTAAGGACGAGATTCGCAAGCGTGGCTTGGCGTCACCCGACAAGGCTGATGCCTTTTGCCTTACATTTGCCAGCGATGCCGGGACTGCGATGTTCGGCTCGCAGATGCATAAGTATGGTTCCAGTTTGAAACGTAACCTGACGAGGGCAGCATGAGATCAATACCAAAAAATATGCAACACGCTGTGATGATTATCATGGGCGGTAAAGCTAACGACAGTTGTCCAGAGGCAACCCAAGACGTAACGCTCAACCTGAAGAACCGGGAGAAGGCGATTACCAAGGCCGCATACGGTCCTGAGAACCCCAAGCTGCCCAATACCGAGTTTTGGATGCGTAAGGCAGAGAAATGGGACGTGGCCATAAAAGACGCCAAGATGAGCCGATGCGGTAACTGTTCAGCGTTTAATCAGGACGAGGAGATGCTGGATTGCATTGCCGAGGGTATTGGTAGCGAAGACGTTGAGGACTTGGGGTACTGCGAGATATTTAACTTCAAGTGCGCCGCCAGCCGAACGTGTGATGCTTGGATTGTTGAAGACGAAGAGGAAGAATGAACCCTCCCATTGTCATCAGCACCGTCCACGGTAAGGGTTTACCCGTACTGCTTGAGAGTATCAGGCAGTACGCACCTGACGTTCAGGTTTACCTGAAGGGTCCAGAGAAAGTTATCAGCAACTTGAACTGCACACTGATATTGGGTGAGCCAAGTAACTTTGGTGATGACTACAACGCAGTGATCAGCAGGGCGCTGAGTGATGGGTATGGGGCTGTAGTTATTGCGAACGATGATATTGTCTTGACGCCAAATAGTTATAGGATGTTGCTGGACGATGTTGCTATTTGCAAGGAGTTAAACCAGAACCCTGGACTGGTAGCGTCAAGGTCAGATGCAGTCAGGCCGTACCAAAATATCAGGTGGAATGACGGGGAGGTGCTGAACAATATGCAGTTCACGCATGAGTCATTTGTCAGGCCGTTGTCTGTAGTGAGCCCTATATTTGCTTGGATGAGCGCAGAGGCTTTTGAGGATTGTCAGTTTCCACCGATTAATTACTTCAGCGATGATGTCATCTGCGCTGACTTGGAAAAGAAGGGCTACAAGCACTTTCTTAGTGCCAGCTACGTTCACCACATTGGAAGCAGCACAATAGGACGTAATGCATACGAACTGACGCTGGCGGCTAAACCTTGGATTGACAAGAATCGTCCAAACTACGCAAAAGAATGGTTTTGAAATGGAAAATCTAAACACTGACACCCAGGCCGTTGAGGTGATGGACCTGGACGAGCTGCAGGGAATTATCAACATGGAGCTGACCGATGCAGTCAGCTACATTGACACTGACCTGAGTCCCATCCGAGCCAAGGGTACTGAGTATTACCGTGGCGATTTGTTTGGTACGGAAGAGGAAGGCCGCAGCCAGGTGGTGGCAATGGAGGTGCGCGATACCGTATCAGCCATGATGCCAAGCCTGATGCGGATATTCTTCAGTTCAGAGAACACTGTCGAGTTTGTGCCAACGGGACCAGAAGACGTTGCCAACGCACAGCAGGCTACCGACTACTGCAACTTCATCTTCAACTCTGACAACAACGGTTTCCTGACCACCTACGCCACCTTCAAGGATTCCTTGGTGCGGAAGTGCGGGATTATGAAGTGCTGGTGGGAGGAAGACGAGACTGTCCGCATCGAGGAGTATTCTGGCCTTGATGACCAGACGCTGCAAATCCTAATGCAAGAGCAGACTGATGTGATGGTGATGAACACCTATCCTGACCAGATGATGGGTCAGTTGCACGATGTCCAGATCAAGCGGAAGATCAAGGGTGGGCGGGTGCGGATTATGTCGGTGCCGCCCGAGGAGTTGCTGCTGGACCGCCGAGCTAGGTCATTTGATGACTCAGCCATCATTGCCCACCGCCAGATGGCGACAGTGGCGCAACTGATTGAGTTGGGCTACGACGAGGACGAGGTGCGGGAGAACATCACCAGCAGCGACTTGGACACGAACGAGGAGTACCTGGCGCGTCAGCCTGTGAGTGCCTTTGGTGTTTCTGCTGAGAGCGCCAACCCCATGATGGAAAGGGTGCTGTACGTTGAGGCGTACCTGCGGATTGACTACGACATGGACGGGATACCCGAGCTGAGGAAAATCTGCTGTATCGGCAGCGGCTACAAGATTTTGCGGAACCTGCCAGCGTCCTACATTCCGTTTATTGACTTCCCCTGTGACCCCGAGCCACACACCTCACCTCTGGAGGCCATGTCCATCTTTGACATCACGCATGACCTGCAAGAGATCAAGAGCGAGATTCTTAGGAACACGCTGGACTCCTTGGCGCAATCCATCCACCCGCGGACTGCCATTGTGGAGGGTCAAGTCAACATTGAGGATGTCCTGAACAACGAGACAGGCGCCATCATTAGGATGAGGGCACCCGGCATGGTGCAGCCGTTCAGTACGCCATTTGTGGGACAGGCAGCATTCCCAATGCTGGACTACATGGACCAACTGCGTGAGGACCGTACTGGCATGAGCAAGGCGGCTATGGGCCTGAACGCTGACGCCTTGCAGTCCAGCACCAAGGCGGCAGTGGCAGCGACTATCTCAGCCAGCCAAGGCCGCATTGAGTTGATCAGCCGCATCATGGCAGAGGGCATGAAGAAGCTGTTCAAGTCAATCTTGTTCTTGGTGACCACCCACCAGGACAAGGCTCGCATGGTGCGCCTGCGTAATGAGTTTGTGCAGATTGATCCGCGAGCCTGGGACGCTGCAATGGACTGCTCCATCAACATTGGCATGGGCAACGGAGACACCAACGAGCGCGTGGCGGCACTGATGCAGATCAGCGCCAAGCAGCAAGAAGTGCTGACCCAGTTGGGTGTGGTGAATCCCCTGGTGACGCCATCACAGTACAGCAGCACACTAAGAAAAATTGTGGAGCTGAACGGGTTTAAAGACCCAAGCCAGTTCTTCAACCAGATACCCGCCGACTACCAGCCGCCAGCACCACCCGCACCCAAGCCAACGCCAGAGGAGATGCTGGCGCAGGTTCAGGCACAGAGCATTCAGGCCGACATCCAGAAAAAGGCAGCAGAACTTGAACTCAGCCGCCAGAAGATGGTGATGGATGATGACTTTGCGCGAGACAAGATGTATCAGGAAATGGCTCTAAAGAAGTACGAGCTGGAGCTGAAGTACAACACCCAAATCAGTACGGCTGAGATTACGGCTCAACAGAACATTGACCGTGAGATGCTTAAACAACAACAACTAGGAACCTTTCAATGAC